CATACGTCCTGATGTTGTTTATAAGTATCAAACTATTGGTCACACATATTTAAAATTTGTTGTAGCAACAGAAGAGGATGTAGCAGATGCTTTAAAAGCAGTCAAGACATATCGAGATGCTGGATTTAGAGGATCTGTATATCTAATGCCAGTGGGCGGTGTAGAAAGCGTGTATACACTAAACAATCGTCGTGTAGCAGAACTGGCAATGAAAAATGGTTTGAGGTATTCAGATAGACTTCAAGTACCATTATTCAAGAACGAATGGGGCACTTGATCAATGAGCGATCAAACATCAAAAAATTTCGACGTACTCGACGATCTTTCTTCAGCACATCGTTCTTTTTTGATTATGTTGTGCGGATTAACTTGTTGTTGGGGATTTGTAAACAATACAGTGTTATTAATTCTTGCAAGTAAGATTGGATTTCCATTGGCCGTAGTAGCATGTTCAATCAATGTGGATTACCGTAATATTTGTAAAATGATTTATTACACCATATTAATTGTATTGCTAGGATGGATTTATTTTTATCTTTTTAATGTTGAAATTGATTCCAACATAACAAAAAACTTTGTACCATCCGCTACAGATTTTGTTCTTGCAGTTGGATTGGGCGGAGCACTTAAAGTATTTTGGAATCACAAGCTGCGTATGAACATTATCATAATGAGTGCAGGACTAGCCAGTCTTTTGCCTGCTTGCATAATGATTGGGTATTTTATTGCAAATAGTAATATCAGCGGAATTGTAAATAGTTGTGCTCTTTACTTGCAATATGTTTTAGGCATCACAATCGGATCAAAAATATTTCCAGAGTTTATAGAAAGAAGGTAAATCATGTTTGATTTTTTAAAGAAAAAAAACAAAGAACCAGAGGTAGATCTAAAACCCAAAAGTAAAACAAAAGCCAAATCGCCTAAAGAACTGGCCACTGAAGCAGGAGAACCTTATATCAATATTGTCAGTGTAGAACTTGATCCAGATGATATTGCAAATGGTTCTTTTGAACTAGATTGGAATGATGTCTTTGTTGCTAGATTAGTAAAAGCTGGTTATATGCAACGCAAAGATGATACCGATGATCAGATTGTGGATAGATGGTTTCAAAGTGTATGTCGTAATATTTTAAATGAAAATTTTGAACAATGGGAAGCCAATCAACCATACGACTCAAGACCAAGACGAGTTGATCGCAACGATTTAGGAAATGGAAGGACTGAAATAAGCTAATGCCAGTTCTGTATGTAAATGGAGACAGTCATAGTGCCGGGGCAGAGGCAGTCAATGATCATGCGTTTATAATGGATAGAGACCCATCTGTACAGTACGAAAATAGATGGGCTCCTGACCCGGAAAATTTAAAATATTGCTATGGCAAAGTTCTTGCTGATTTGTTAGGATATGATATTGTAAATCAATCTAGATCAGCTGGATCAAATGATCGAATCATACGGGTAACGAACGAATATTTAGAAAACAATCGCCCAGATATTGTAGTAATTGGATGGAGTACTTGGGAAAGAGAAGAGTGGTTTGCCGAAGGCGAATGGTGGCAAATTAATGCAAGTGGTGTTGGACATGATTGGCCCGAAGAGATAAAACAAAAATATAAAGAATACGTTATAAACTTAAATTGGGAAACAAAGGCCATAGATGCCCACAATAAAATTGTTGCGTTACATTATAAACTTCTTGATCTAAAGATACCACATTTGTTTTTTAATACATGTAGCACGTTCAATTATTACAGAACACTACGCCAAATTGATTGGGGCGATAATTATATCAGGCCGTATGATAAATGGAGTTATCAAAGTTATTTGGATGATTTAGGATTTAGTAAATCTAAATGGAATCATTTTAGAGCGGATGGTCATAAAAAATGGGCAGAATTTTTATTACCTTACATTAAAGTGTTGTTATGACTTTAGACTTTTGGCTAGAACAAAAATTACCTTATGCATGGAGTTATTATCCAAGAAATAGAACCGAACTCTATTGTGGTACTGATCAAATTTGTAACATTGACCCAAATTGGACTTTTCCAGTTACTTACATTATGAACAGTCATGGTTTTAGAACTCATGAATTTGAAGATATTAAAAATGAACAAATAAACATATCTTTAGGATGTAGTCACACTATGGGTATAGGATTGCCAATTGAAATGACTTGGCCTTCTTTAATAGAAAAAGAAACAAAAATTAAAACTTTAAATTTAGGCTTGGGCGGAGCAAGCACAGATACTGTTGCTAGATTTCTAACTAACATTTCTGGACTTTTTGATGTCAACTCAGTTTATATTTTATGGCCTCCCTTTAATAGATTCGAAGAATATCACAATGATAGAATCGTAGAAATTTTACCACATTGTGCCAAACTAGAACACGCCTGGTATATGGATGAATCTAATAGTTATCAACGGTTTTATAAAAATCAAAAAATAGTTGACATTTTAAAAAAATTACACAATTTTGATTTACATCAATTACAATACGATACAACAGATTGGCATGTGCCCGGGGATTTGGCCAGAGACCAAATTCATAGTGGGCCTAAATCACATCTAAATTTAGCCAATATGTTCTTGACCATGAACGAATAATATGCTACTATTAGTGTATGAGATATCTTATTGTAGACACCGCAAACACATTCTTTCGCGCTCGTCATTCGGCTCACCGTCAATCGGACACTTGGGATAGATTAGGATTTGCTATCCATGTTACCCTTGGTTCGGTTAATAAGGCTTGGCGGGATCAGAAAGCCGATCATGTGGTATTCTGTTTGGAAGGACGCTCATGGCGAAAAGATTATTACGAGCCGTACAAAAAGAATCGTGCAGTTGCTCGTGCAGCCCTCACTGAATCCGAGCAGGAAGAGGACAAATTATTTTGGGAAGCGTTTGATAACCTTAAAACGTTCCTCGCAGAAAAGACTAATTGCACAGTTCTTCAACATCCAGAGCTTGAAGCAGATGATCTTATTGCAGGATTCATACACAAACACCCCAATGACGATCATGTTATCATTTCCTCTGACACTGACTTCTACCAGCTATTGGCGCCGAATGTACAGCAATATAACGGTGTTGCCGACGAACTCCACACGCTAGAAGGCATTCTTGACAAGAAAGGCAAATTGGTAATTGATAAAAAGACTAAGGAACCCAAGCGTATCCCTGATCCGCAGTGGATCCTGTTTGAGAAGTGTATGCGCGGAGATCCGACAGATAATATCTTTTCCGCCTATCCGGGTGTTAGGACCAAGGGTTCGAAAAACAAAATTGGTCTCACTGAAGCTTTTGCTGACCAACATAAAAAAGGATATGCTTGGAATAACCTTATGCTTCAGCGATGGACAGACCATAACGGTGTGGAACATCGAGTGTTAGATGACTATGAACGCAATAGAGTGCTAGTTGATCTTACTGCACAACCTGCGGAGATCAAGGCCAAAATAGCAGAAACAATCGCTGCAAATGCTGTTAAGAAAAGTCGCCCTATGGTTGGTGCTCAGTTTCTAAAGTTCTGTGGCAAGTATGAATTGAATAGATTGAGTGAGCAAAGTCAAAGTTTTAGTGAATTCTTAGGTGCGGAGTATCCGGCGTGACTGATAGATATAGAATTGTTAAATTTGAAGACGGCAATGCCGTAACTTTTTACACTATACAACTTGAAGTACGATGGTTATTTGGTTTCAAGTTTTGGCGTACACTCAAATCATACAGCCCGGATGGAATATCTTCTACAACCAAAATGTTTGATACCATAGAACAAGCACAACGATATATTCGCGGCAGAAATTGGACAACCACTGTGGTTGAAGAAGGTACAGTATGATCACATGGCTGATATTGGCCCTGCTGTTTTTCAAACACTTTCTAGCAGACTTCTGTTGGCAAAGTGATAGAATGATCAAAGATAAAGGACACCTTGGTAGAATAGGTGGCCTACAACATGCTGGCCTACACGGTGCATTGACTTATGTAATTCTCATGCATTTTCTTAACATTCAAGCCTGCATCATAATTGCAGTATTTGATAGTGTAATGCATTACATTTTTGACTTTATGCATCGTAGAGCCACAGTTAAAATAAATGTAGAATCCAATGCATTCTGGGTTTGGATCGGTATTGATCAATTCTTACATGCAATGATTTATTTGATAATTGGCTTTACAGTGACTTTTCTAACTGCGGATTTTGTATGATTAGAAATATACACACCAATGAAGATTACTTGGTAATAAACAAAGGTTATAATTTTGCAAATCACAGCTACAGTCCTGGCGCTCAAAGTGCCGGCCTTTTAAGATACAATTACAACAGCAGCGAAGTTGAAGTTTATAACGGTATGTCATGGCATACCCTGGGTGGAGATACTTCAATCAATTTTAGCAAAGAAACTGTTGAAGTACTAGAGTGGGCACGTGCCAAAATGCAAGAAGAAGCACAGTTAAAGTCATTGATGGCACGGCATCCTGGTCTAAAAGATTTAAATGATAAATTTGAAATGATGAAGGCTTTATGCCAACAAGA